ACAGTTTGAATATGATCCTGCTGGCTTTGTGAAAGCTATGTATCCATGGGGAGAGGGAGAGCTGGAGAATAAATGGCCGCAAAAGTGGCAGCTTGAACTCATGGAAGAACTTGCGGCTAGTATGAGAGATGACCCGTGCAGGCTTATTCGAAACGCGATATCTTCCGGGCATGGTATCGGAAAGAGCGCTGTGGTAGCTTGGCTTATTGAGTGGGCGATGTATACCCGGGCAGACACAAGGGTAGTAGTAACAGCGAATACAGACACGCAGCTGAGGACAAAAACATGGCCAGAGCTTGGGAAGTGGCACAGGCTCAATATAGCGAGTGAGATGTTCGTGTATACTGCAACATCTATGTATAGCATAGTAGAAGGCCATGATAAAAACTGGCGTGCGGACGCTATCCCATGGAGCAAAAGCAATCCTGCAGCATTTGCGGGCTTACATAATCAGGGAAACCGAATACTGCTTATTTTCGACGAGGCTTCTGAAATAGAAGATGTTATCTGGGATGTAGCAGAGGGCGCGATGACAGATTCAGATACAGAACTTTTGTGGCTGGTTTTCGGCAATCCGACTAAAAACATAGGCCGTTTTGCGGACTGTTTAGGCAAAGAACGGCATCGCTGGCACACTCGGAAAATAGACAGCAGGACAGTAGAGATAACGAACAAGAAGCTGCTCAATGAGTGGATCGAGACCTATGGTCTTGAGAGTGACTTTGTTAAGGTTCGTATATTGGGTGAACCTCCGAGTTCTAGTGAACTACAGTTTATAGGGCGCAATGTAATAGAAGCTGCACAGTCAAGGAGCATCACAGGTAAAGACGTAGAATTTGCGCCTGCTATTATTGGCGTCGATCCTGCTTGGGGCGGGAAGGATTCAGCCGTTATCTATCTGCGCAAGGGCAACCTAAGCAAGCTGCTTTACGAAGAGCCGAAGAGCGATGATAATTTTGCCTTCGCTGAAAAGGTGGCACTGTTTGAAGATAAGTATAAAGCACAGCAGGTCAATATAGATTTTGGTTATGGACAGGGTATTTACTCTGCCGGCAAATACATGGGTCGCACCTGGAATCTGGTAAATTCGTCCATATTGGCAAACAGTAGACAGTACGCCAATAAGCGCATGGAAATGTGGGCAAAAATGAAACAATGGCTTATAGACGGTGGCTGCTTGGATGAATTAGACAGAGAAATAGCGACAGAACTTATGATGCCTGAGGCATATGTAAATGAACGCGGGCAAATACAGCTCCAGCGAAAAAGGGATATGCCGTTCAGTCCCAACAGAGCAGATGCCTTAGCACTGACGTTTGGGCGTGAGATGAAAGTTAGTACTCCCGCGCTTGACCTGCTGAAAAGGAGCAGGCAGCAAGGCAGTGCCAGAAATTATAACCCGCTGGCAAAGCTATAAAGGAGGTGAGAGCAATGAGTAGCCTGACAAATAAATTGTTTGGAGCATCTGCAACTGAGGTACCTAAGGTAGCGGCAGCAGCTACAGATGTAAGTGGCAGGACAGACGGTACAAGCGCATTAGACCAGCAGCGCAAAAACAAGAAAAAATTTAACTTCGCAGCAACACAGGGAAGCGTGACCAGCGGCGAAACATTCGGGGTGTAAGCGATGAAAACAGATGTAATGAAACTTGAGGAAGCCAAACGCATACACGATGAACTGTTTAACGCCAAGGACTATCAGAACTGCCTTGTCATGTGGCGCCGTATCCAGCAGTATCAAATACCTTTTTTGGGTGAGTTGGACGGACGAGACAAGATGATAAAGCGTGACGCAGGTATTATCGACGGCACAGCATGGAGAGCTGCCCAAATATTCGCCGGTGGTATGACGAATGGCTCTGTTCCTCAAACTGTGGAATGGTTTGATCTGCAGTCACGCTTTGCAGAGGATGACCAGACCCTGAAAGCTATTTTGCAGGATCAGAGGGATACGATCAATAAGGCGCTCAATGCCAGCAACTTCTATTCTTCAATCTATAGTGCGAACCTTGAGCTTGCCTTTGGGCAGTCTCCACGTGGTAGTTTCTTCATTCCGGATAGAGGGATGGTGTTTGAAAATTATTCTATTGGGTCATATGCCTATGCGCTGGATCCGTGGCAGGAAGTGACACACTTTGCGGTCAAAAAGGAAATGAGCTTGTCTAAGATAGTAAGCAAGTTTGGACTTGGAGCTCTGCCTGAGAGACAACAGCAGGAGTACAAGGACGGTAAGAATAACGGCCGTCTTATGAAAGTCTACTGGCTACTGACAAAGAATCCTGCTTATGACAATAAGGCACTCGGACCGAAAGGAAAACGCTATGTGTCCCTTTATTGGCTGGATTGCAGCGATAAGGAATTTATCCATGCAGGAGGGTTTGAAACCTGCCCGATCACGATAATGCGGTATCTGGCTATTCCTAATAGCGATTATGGCATTGGACCCGGCTGGTTTGCCGACAGTGACAACAGGGTGATGTTTGACTTGCTTAAGGCCGCTGCAGGAAATATGGAGCTGTTCTATGATCCAGCATTACAGGCACCAACAGGCACTGATACGGATTATAGACCGGGTGCTGTGACACAGGTAGATATGCAGCTGGGCAAGGTACAGTCGCTGTTCGACATAGCGCCGGTATTTGACAAAGTGTATGAGATAGCCGCAATAAGGGAAGACAAAATCAACGCAGCCTATAATACGAATTTATTTGCGATGCTTGAACAGCAGAAGTTCGATAATACAGGTCGTACAGCGTATGAATGGAGCCTGAGGCAGCAGGAGAAGATGCAACAGCTCACGCCGGTAGTAACGCGTATCAATACAGAGGTACTAAGCCGTGACATAAAGCGGGTGTATGGTATCTATACGCAAAACGGTGTCTTTGAAATGCCGCCTGAATACGATGGCATGGAACTGGAAATCGAATATGTATCCCCCCTGGCCAAACTGCAGAGGATGAGCGGAGTTCAAGATTATGAATCAGCACTGGCAGCAATAGGCCAGACGGCGCAGCTTAAGCCGGGTGTAGTGAATATGCTGAATGAAAGTGTGTTCTTGCGTAAGTGGATAGATGATTTGGGCGTGAAGAGTGAGATACTCTACACGGATGAGGAATACGCCGAGATCCAGCAGCAGCAGGCTCAGGCGGTTCAACAGCAAGAACAAATGCAGGAAGACATGGCAGTAGCCCAGGCATTGCCCAATGTTACGCAGGCTGCAGCCAATCTTCAGGAGATGGCAGACAATGGCAGTGTAGCGCCGCTGGATAACTTGCTCAACAGTTTGCGGGGTGGCATATGATGCAGGCGAGAAAAATCGCAAAGTTAAAAGAACTGGAAAAAAAGGAGGCCTGCGACGACTTTTTGAAAGCACAGGCCAGACCAAAGGATAAAGAAGCGTATGAGTTTCTGCTTAGCGATGAACGTGGCAGATGGTTTTTAACTAAGCTTTTGGTAGCAAATTATTATTATAAATCTACCTTTACCGGCAATGCTGATACCTACCGAAAGGAAGGTGCTAGAAAGGCAGTACTTGCGGTAACGGATGAGATACGCAAACTGGGAGAAGAGGGAGTACTGCAGCTTCTTAGAGCTGAGGGAGAACGCTTCGCCTGGATACGCGAACAAGAAGCAAACTTTGAAAGGAGCTACAAAGATGGAAGAAACAGATAACCTCAACAATAACATGAATGAGGAACAGCCGGCAGAGCCTGCACAGGAACAGCCGGCAGAGCCTGCACAGGAACAGCAGAAGGAAACAGAACCGACGGCGGAAGATACACCCAAGCAAACAGTTGATGAGACTTTTGTAAAGTCTAAACTCACTGAGCGGGTAGGGGATTTGGCAACGCCGGAGATTGTGGCAGAGTGCATAGAACAATTGAATACTATCGGGATTACTGATCCTGATATGGCAAAGAAAGCCCTCGATTATGTATGTGATGCGAGGGAGAATTTTATGACTGCTAACACTGAAGAAGCATTAAAACATTTCGGGGCTACATTTGACAACGTAACGCCGGAATACCAAAAAGCGATCAGTGAGGCCAGTGTAACTATAAACGCACTGGAAAGTAAAATCCCCGGGTTAAAGCAAGTCATAGATAGAGCCGGTATTCAAGGCAATATC